ACGCGAAGAACGCGAAGAACGCGAAGAACGCGAAGAACGCGAAGAACGCGAAGAACGCGAAGAACGCGAAGAACGCGAAGAACGCGAAGAACGCGAAGAACGCGAAGAACGCGAAGAACGCGAAGAAATAAACATAAACCGTTTCGTAAACTTACGCTTATTAAAATATTGTTCGTTTGTAATGAGTTCCGCAAACGAGGAACTGGAGGCATATCGCGGTATCTGCAAGTGTCTCATATTGAGAATATTAGAGGCAGTATCGGTGAGGGAGCTCCTTAATGAAGATACTTTAAAACAAACGAGAAAGGAGATTCCCAATGTTATAGAGAATCTGTGCTTGTCTTACAAACAAAACAACGAGCGATTTGAAAAAATGACCGTGAACCCCGTGCCGGTCGCTCAGCTCGGTGAGCTAGATGCGAAAATAAGCACGTGCGATGCGGCAGAGATTGTCCGTCTCGCAGAAGTTTCTAGATTTCTCATGGAACGCGAGATACACTCTATCACCAAGGCAGTAATTGACAAGTGCAGCTGACATATTGACAAACACTTTAACTTATTTTGACAATGGCATCCCATTTTCAAAATGAAGAAACAACACGCAGCGAACCTGTGGATTTACAATCAGTCCGTGCGATGCGCGCAGAAAAATATGATTCCAATGGAGCTTACCGCCCAAGAATTGATGAGCATAACGGATCTTCCGTGTCTCTACTGTGGCGAAGAACCTCATAATTTTAGAGTATCCGGAGTAGACAGACTAGTTCCGGAGAAAGGATTCACGCGGAGAAACGTCGTTCCGGCGTGCGACAAATGTATACGGGCGAAAGGTTCATCAGACGCGTCGTCGTTTATTATGCGGTGTCTTCACATATCTCACGTGAACGGAGGCCCCGGAGGAAAGACAGACAAATGGAACAACGTCAAGTTCAAGACATACGACGTATACAAGACCGAGAACATGCACAAGAATTTCAAACTGACAGAAGATGAGTATTATACTCTTCGTAACGGCGACTGTTCTTATTGCTGCAGGCCAACGACCGAGAACCATATGAACGGAATAGATAGAATTAACAATAACGTCGGCTACATCCGAAGTAACTGTGTGACAGCGTGCCACGATTGCAATCTTCTTAAACTGGTATCAAAGAAAGAAGATTTTCTGGCACATATGAAAAAAATTGCACATCATATTCTAGCACGTTCAATGTAAAATCAAATACTCGTACACACGGAAGTAGACACGTTATTTCCATCGGGACACTGGTCGACATCAATCGTGATAGTTTCTTCGCAGAATGGAGACGTGTCAGGGAGGTCTTCTTCCACGCCTTCGATATCATTTCCTTGGTAGAAGTTTTCAAAATCTTCATGCTCCCGCTCGCCTTCGCGGGGAGGGATATCCACAGGAACGTGCCGTGTGGTGGGTCTGGGCACGCACTCGTCCCCCGGGTATTGTTGCGTATCGTCAACCGGGATGAGGGGGTCCCAGGGGGTGTATTCCATCGCGGGGTCCTCGAACCCGTCAATGTTCTGGTTCATACGAACCTCGGGGGCTTCCTCGAAGTTTGTTGCCAGGCAGAACGCTTGATACGAGGTAAGGACTTCCGGACCGAGCTCTTTCTCCGGGTCCGTCTTGTTGTACTCCTCCCTGAGGCAGCGGTACAGCTCCGCCTCTTCTTCCTTGGGGGTGTTGCCCCCCACGAGGGAAGAGTAAAGGCCCAGCATATCCTTGGCATCCATACCGGAAAACATACTCGTAGACGACATTTGTTAACAACTTTCTACATTATTAAATTTCTATTTTGACGAACTTTAATTACCGTCCCTTCGACCCTCTTTTGGCCAGTTGCGGCCATCTTTCGGAATCATAAGGTTTCGGAGGATGCTTAGACTGTTGGGACTTTGAGGTTTCATAAGAAATCTTCAGGTTTCATCAGCTTTGATGTAACGGAAAGAGATAGAAGAGAAACGACCTCGCTCTGTAATTACCGTCCCTTGAGAAGCTTCACACCATTTGTTTCTTCTTCGTCATCACTATCGTCTTTCTTAACACGAGACTTTGAAAACTTCCAAAACGCATGAGACCCCATCTTAAAGTTATCTCGCATTTTAGCCTTAAAGTGAAAAACGCACTCCGATACATTATTCGAAATCTTTGTATTGTCCAGGACAAGAACGCCGTAGTTTTCCGTGCACGCATTGAGCACCTTGTTGAAGTCTTCGAACGTCTCAAACACGCCGAAGAACATGTTATATAACCTGAAACGGTTCGCCTGAATTGCCTCGCGGCACACGAAGAGGACGTCAATGTTCGCACGAATGGCCGGAGGGCCCAAGTCCGCGACGTACTGCGAACTGAAGATGAGGTAGATGTTCAAGTGGCGCCCGTTCATAAAAATGTATCTCATCACCGGCTTTTTCATGATAGACGAGTCGAACGCCAAGTCATCAAGCACGACGAAGACTTTACCCATGTTGCCTTTCTTTGCCGCCTTTTTCTGTCGCTCGAGTAGTCTTTCAAGAGCGGCATTGTCAAAATCATCAAACACGAAGACTTCGGGGACGAACTTTGAGAAATACCCGTTTCCAGCTTCCGTGCCGCTCATAATAAGACCGCACGGCAGTCTGTGTCGCTTGTAATACAGCAAGTCTTTGATGATAATAGATTTACCGGAACCACGGCGACCGACGACGCCCACAATCGCGCCGTCGGAGATGGTAGTAGGATCAAATTCTTTGATAGATATACTCATTAATTTTTACATATTTTTTTTTATTCATAAAAAAACGTGTTTGTTTTTTTATTTGTATATTATATGGCTTCTAAGACTTTCGCAAATAACATTGGAAACGACTTTGGAAACGACTTTGGAAATGACTTCGGGGCAAACTCCGGGAACAACTTTGGAAATGACTTCGGGGCAAACTCCGGGAACGACTTTGGAAATGACTTCGGGGCAAACTCCGGGAACGACTTCGGGAACGACTTCGGGACCGGGGCTGTAGCAGGTGCGGCGGGCGGATCATTTTTCTCAAAACTGGTCGGAGGCGCACCGGGGTTCACGTTTAAAAAGCTCGTCATTGTGGTCGTGGCAATTTTAGTAGTCATTGCCGTGCTCTACGGAATATATCATTTCTTCTTCAAGAAAGACGAGTGCACTTACGTGGTGAGAGAGCAGAAAGACAAAGAGTGGGTGTGTCCCGAGGGAACGATAGACACCGGAAGGAGCTGGGGAGACGAGAATGGACAGAACCAGTGCGCAATCACCCAGCAGTGCGTGGACATCCTTGGCCCGCTTCCTGCAAAGTGCACGTATACCACTCGAATCCCCATGGGAGATAAGTGGGTTTGCCCGGAGGGGACGATTGACACAGGGCGCTCGTGGGAACATGTAGATGGCGACAAGCAATGCAAGACTTCTGCCTGCCCCCCGTCTGGAAAGCCCGTGTTGAAAGAGTGCTCTTATTCTGTAAGAGTACAGAAAGACAACAAGTGGGTATGCCCCGAGGGAACGATAGACACCGGGAGAAGCTGGGAACACGAAAACGGACAGAAACAGTGCGCACAAACCAAGGAGTGCGTAGACGCCCTTGGGTCTATAAAGCCCTTGGCGCCGCCCGCGGTCTGCTCGCCCCTGCAGGTAAGTGTAAACAACACATGTGTATGCGACACGTCTAAGGGCGTTATTTCAAAAGACGGGGCGTGCGTGTGCGCTGACGGATACGTATGGAACGGAACGACGTGCGTCAAGGCGCCGTGTCCCGAGGGACAAGTGATGATAGGAAATGCTTGCGCTTGCCCCCAAGGGCAGGTCATGGGCCCTGACAAAAAGTGCGCGTGTGCCCCCGGGTTCCGGTATGACGGGTTTGGGTGCACCAGAATTCCAATAATACCAAGCCCAAGCCCCCCGGCGCCGAAACCCGCACCCAAGCCTTCGCCAAAACCTGCCCCCAAACCTTCGCCAAAACCTGCCCCCAAACCTTCGCCAAAACCTGCCCCCAAACCTTCGCCAAAACCTGCCCCCAAGCCTTCGCCAAGCCCTGCTCCTGGTAAGTGTTCTGGTGTAGAAGGGGGGGAACCGTTCGGAACCGACGGAGAGCAATACTTTTTCATATGCGAACCAGGGCGAACAACGCCCACGCAAATGCCATGTGCATCCGGAACCGTGTGGGATTCGAGTGTAAATGTGTGCAACTGACCAAAAAGTCCTGTAAGTCTAACGCGGAAAATTAATTTGCGTATGCAAGGCCGCCCATACCGCTCATAATCCTTAAAACGTTGTAATTGGTGGCAAAAACTTCCATGTTTATCAGCGTGCTATTTTGTGTGTATGTTTGGCTCTCGTCTGTCGTCGCCTGAGTGCGGGTCGCCGGGGGCGTTGCTATGACAGCGGCCTTTGTTGTAAACCTTAAAATGGCGTTATCTATTCGTGAGAAGTTCATAGTGCCTCGTTGCACCTTGGATAGGTAATTGTTTGTTCCAAAGTTGTATACGTACACACCGCTCGTTACCGACATGCCATACATAGAAAGCCATGGGTTTGCAACTTGGAAATATCTCCCAGGGCGTTCAGTGAAACGCTCAGTGCCATTAAGTAAAATAGTAGCCTTTTCAATAGGAGCTGCGGTATTGTCATAGGTCTCGCCTGGAAGGCACGTAAATATACCATGATACGCATCGCCAGGGGAGAGAACCCACGTAATTGCCTTAACTGGGTGGTTAAAATTCAAATACATCTTATACATCCGGTTCGTATTACCGACCGAGACAGTCTGGTTCTGATTCTGCAACTGCGTGATGACATATTCGTGCGGATTTTGAGCAAACCATATGCGTTCAGGGGAATCCAGGAACACGTAATCCGCGTAAACTCTGAGCTTGGGGGTGAAAGTCGTGTCAATACCAACTATGTTAGAGGCTTTTGCAAATTTTAGTCTGAACTCGACCTCGTGATATTGCAAGGCTATGAGCGGGAGGGAAACCTTGGTGTTCCAAGCGTTATTAAAGAAAAATGGCACGGGAACATAAAAAGTGCGTTCCTGGCCTTGTGTCTCCACACTAAAGTTGGTCATGTCATCATAAGTGGCCTTTTGAGTTTTATTATAATACATCTGGGAATATAGCCGTAGCCAATTGTGGGGTATGAAATCTATGCGCTGACCTCCGATAAGGAGTTCAACGCCTTCGAAAAAGTGCTCTGAAGGATAATATGGCAACGGGTCAGAAACGCCACTCGGCCCCCTCCTCAAGACGAGCTCGAACATGAGACCGGCAACAAGATCCCCAGACCTAGACAGTGTAAAACTACAAGAACTGCCGTAATCTACGCTACCGGAAATACTTTGTTCTATGCTCTCGATAGAGAATAATTTCCCGCGATTAAAGCTAGATTTCCATAACGAGATGCCAGATTCGCTCGTCAAAGTCACATCCTGAGCACCTACCGCGACAAGTTGTGTAAGCCCCCCTCCGGACATCTTTTTCTATTGTAAAAGGATATTTTTTTTTTATAAAAAAAAACGTCTATTTAAATCTTTCTGTTTTATAACAGTAGCAATCATGGGAGGAGGCGATTTCAAGAGGGATTTGCTCACTTATGCTGGCATCAATTCCGACGAAGGAACGATGACATTGAAAGGAAAACTAACAATTCTTGGCAATGGCTCATATATAAATCAACTGCAAGTAGGAAATTTGACTGCTGGGAATATAACTTCTACGCTCCCTGCTACTGCAAACCTTGACATCTTGAATGGAAACATCACGGGGGCATTTGCGAACATGGCAACAATCGTAGCAACTTCTGGAAACATTGGAAATATTAGGGTATCTGGAGGCAATGTATCAGTCAGCGGCCAAGTGAACGCCCTAGGAAACGTCGTGGCACCGTTCTTCATCGGTAACGGCTCGCTGCTGACTGGCATGACGGCCCCGGCAACTCTCCCAACCGTGGCGAGCATGGACATCCGCGGGAACGTTATAGGATCTTACGCCAATGTGTCATCCGTCATCGCAGCGGCTGGGAACATTGGAAACGTGTTTATTGATAGCGAAAACATCAGTCTTAACGGACAAATTAACGCCCTAGGAAATGTCGTGGCACCGTTCTTCATAGGCAACGGCTCGCAGCTCACCGGTCTTACAGCATCTGGTGTGCAAAACATTGACATCCGCGGGAACGTCATAGGGTCTTACGCCAACGTGCTTGGTGTCATCGCAGCGGCTGGGAACATTGGAAACGTGTCTATTGATAGCGAAAACATCCGTCTTAACGGACAAATTAACGCCCTAGGAAATGTCGT